TAGCCCCCACAAAAATGTATTGCAATGAATCATGGGGTATTCACTACACAGAAAAAACTTCAGCAAAACGTCACAGTCATTTTCCTTATACTTTTGCATTTGGATATTACGTAAAGATGCCAGAGTATGCACCTATTATCTTTCCTACTGCGAACTATGAATACAATCCTAAAGTAGGTGACCTGATAGTTTTTCCAGGCTTCATACAACATGAAGTGAAACCTGTTGAAGGTGAAAGAATTATGATTGCTGGAAATATGTACAACACACAATGGTCAACACCAAGAAACTTTCAAAACTCTAACATCAATGATGTGATTAAATATAATTCCTAAGACTAAATACTTGTATGAATAACACACAAAACTTTATGGGAATGGACGGATTTCATTGGTTTGTCGGTGTTGTAGAATCACGACAAGACCCTAGTCAATTAGGTCGTGTTCAAGTTCGTTGTCTTGGATATCATACAGATGACTTAGTGGATTTACCAACACAAGATTTACCTTGGGCTCAAGTCATGACCCCAACAACAAGTTCAGCCAATTCAGGCATAGGAACTTCACCAAGTTTTATTATCGAAGGCACATGGGTTGTAGGATTTTTTATGGACCCAGAAAAACAACAACTTGTAATTATGGGAAGTTTACCTGGTATTCCTACACAAGAGATTGATATTGCAAAAGGATTTAATGACCCAAACGGATTGTATCCTAAAGAATTAAATCAATCAGATGTTAATAAACTTGCAAGAGGAACGAACACAATAACGAAAACACCTGATACAACTACAGGCGAACCTGACAATCCTTACAATGCTGTGTATCCAAACAATCATGTTTTTGAATCCGAATCAGGTCATGTCATTGAAATTGATGACACAACGAACGCAGAAAGAATTCATGTCTATCATAAATCAGGGTCTTTTGTTGAATTTCATCCAAATGGGGATGTCGTAACACAACATAAGAACGGATTTAGAACAGTTACGGGCAATGATAACATTCATGTGACTGGTGATTTAACAATTAAAGCAGATGGTAATATCAAAATCGATTGTGGTGTAAATAAAACTATTAATTTAAACTCTGGTGAAAACGGAGCCGCAAGATTATCAGATACAACATTAGACAATGATACTGAATTAAACGGAAACGATATTGGAAGTATAACTTCATCATCTAAAACTGTTATCATTGGAGATTAACTGTATAAATACTCTGGTAGGAGAGTGGCTCTATGGCACATATTGTAGGTGAAAAAGGTACTGATGCACAATTAACCAATGCGTCACGCACAAAAGTTTCAAAAGTATACTCTGATTTAGATTTATTCTTTGCAAAAAAGAATTCGAATTCTGATGTTAACATTATTGAAGATGTTCAAGCAGTCAAGCGTTCAATTAGAAGTTTAGTTTTATTGAATCCATTTGAAAAACCTTTCCACCCAGAAATAGGTTCTGGTGTTCGTGATATGTTATTTGAAAATATGACACCGATTACTGGTGTTGTTCTTGCTAGAAAGATTGAAGATGTTATTCGTAATTTTGAACCTCGTGCTAGATTACAAGCTGTAAGATGCACACCTGATTATGATAGAAATGCTTATACTGTTACAGTAGATTTCTATGTTAGAAATACACCGACCCAGTTGGTGGAAATGGATTTATTTTTAGAGAGATTACGATAATGGCAACTGTTGTTAATAAAAAAAGATTAAGAATTACCGAACTAGACTTTGACCAAATCAAAGAGAACTTAAAAATATTTTTAAAAGCACAAGACACTTTTAAAGATTATGACTTTGATGGTTCTGGTTTTAATATTTTACTTGACACCCTTGCATACAATACTCACTACTTAGGTTTCAACGCTAACATGTTAGCGAATGAAATGTTTTTAGATTCAGCATCATTACGTTCGTCTGTGGTGTCACATGCTAAAATGTTAGGATACGAAGTTCAATCAGCAAGAGCTGCCAAAGCAATTATTAATGTATCCATTAGAACAAATCAAACAGCAATTACATTATCAGCAGGTACAAAATTTTCTACAAACTATGATGGCACATCCTACAACTTTGTCACAGCTCAAGACCAGACTTCTACAAAATTTGGTAACTCTATTAATTTTGATTCGATTGATGTTTACGAAGGAACATTTGTATCAACTCGTTACACAGCTGATACCTCTGACATCGAACAAAGATTTTTACTAAGAGACAATCGTGCTGATACCTCAACACTAACTGTTAAAGTTATTAACTCTTCTACCGATTCAACAACAACAACTTTTACAAAGGCAACTGACATTACACAGTTGACTAATACATCTACTGTTTATTTTTTACAAGAAGTTGAAGGTGGAAAACATGAAGTTTATTTCGGAGATGGTATTACATCTAAAGCTATTGAAGATGGTAATATTGTTTTACTACAATATGTTGTAACTAATAAAACAGAAGCCAATGGCGCATTTCAATTTAGTCCACCAAGTTCTATTGGTGATGAAACAGATGTTACTATTTCAACAGTCCTAAGAGCTGAAGGTGGAGCTGAACCAGAATCTTTAAAATCTATTAAAACAAATGCACCACTTGATTATGCTACACAAGGTCGTGCCGTAACAACCTCTGACTTTGAAGTTCTTACAAAAAGATTATTTCCAAACACACAAGCTGTTTCAGTCTTTGGTGGCGAAGACGGAAGTTATGATTCATCAACTGGTGTAAGTTCAACACCTGAATATGGTAAAGTTTTTATTTCAATTAAATCAACAACAGGTTCTGTTTTAACATCAACACAAAAAAATCAATTAGTAACAGACTTAGCACCATACACAGTAGCATCAATTACACCTGTGATTGTTGACCCAGACACAACTTTTATTCGTTTGGCAGTTAACTATAAATTTGATTCGTCTTCTACAACAAAAATTTCTTCTGCTCTTGATACAGCAGTTACAACTGCTCTTACAAATTACAACTCAAATACACTTCTACAATTTAACTCACAGTATAGAGCATCTGAAGTATCAAGACTTATTGATACAGCTGATACTTCAATACTAAACAATACAACAACTGTAAATTTATCAAAGTTTTTCACACCTACTCAAGGTACTACAATCTCTTATTATGTACCCTTTAATAATGCTTTATTTCACCCTGAGGCCGGTTATCTTGCTGTGTCTGGTGGAGTTGTATCATCAACTGGCTTTAAAGTAAGTACTGATACAGAAACAGAATATTTCTTTGATGATGACGGTAACGGAAATCTAAGAAGATATGCATTTGTCGGAACTGCTCGTTCTTATACTGATGAACAAGCTGGAACAATAGATTATGATACAGGTGCGATTAGTATTAACAATATTAATATTACAGCAGTTTCAGATGTTGATGGTTCAGCATCAACACAAATACGATTGCTTGTAACACCAAACTCAAATGACATTGTGCCTGTTCGAAATCAAATATTAGAAATAGATTTTATAAACACAACCATAACAGCCAACTCTGATACAGAAACTGCTTCTGGGTCGACCTTTACAACATCAGGTTCAGGTACTACAACATCAACCACTGTTTCTACATCTGGTGGTACAACGAGTGGTACTTCATCGAGTTCAAGCAGTTCTTACTAGATGAAGCAATATGGCAATAATAGATAATAAACTCTCACCATTAATAAGAGGACAACTACCTGATTTTCTTCAAGACGAAGACCATGCTGTTTATTCAGCGTTCGTTAGAGATTTCTATAAGTTTTTAGAATCAGCAAGAATAAAATATAAAACTGGTACAAACTATCTTACTCTAGAACCAGAAACAACGGCATATGTCTTATCTGAAAATGGAGCCATTGGTGCAGCCATTGATAGAATGGTTCTTGAAGATTCAATAGAATTTCAAAATGGTGAAATTATTAAAGGACAGACATCAGGTGCCGAAACAACTATCATAGTTGAAGATGTTCGTAACGCTTCTTTATACACAACTGCTAATCAAAGATTTGAAATTGGTGAAACAATTTTAGGATTGACATCTGGTGCAGAAGCTGAACTTACTGAATACAAAGGTAACCCTGTACAAAACATTCAACAACTTTTAGACTATGCTGATATTGACAATACTGTCAATGAGTTCTTTACACAATTTCGAGAAGCATTTTTAAAAGTTATACCTAACACATTAGCAACTGGTGTATCAAAAAGAAATCTTGTAAAAAATATTAGAGACCTGTATGC